AACTTCTACGTCAAGGGTGCCTCGAGTCTTCCGTCTATCGCAGACTTCGAGAAGATGGTAGTCGGAAAGAAGACTGTGAACGTTCCTGGTCAGATGATGATCAACGCTTACAATCAGCTCGAAGTAGATGCTAGAAACGAAGGTCTCAATCTCGAGAAGCCTTCGACAAAGCTCGTATCGTTCCTCGAACGAAAGATCAAAGGCACCAAGGACGTTCTCCAGTCCCTGCGAAACGAGATCAACGTGATCAAACTCGCCAAGGTCCTCACGAACGACTTCTTCCATGGTCTCGTTCCGAACGACAAAGGTGACTACACCACGGAATACGGCAGTCATACGATCGTTCTTCGTAACGACACGAAAACTGTCTACATCTGATGAATACGAGAGCAGCATGAGAAATCGTGCTGCTCTTTTAGTTTCACGTTTGTGTCCGATGTGATACAAACTAATCATCGAATTCCAACGGAGACTTGAAATGAAAGAACTTGTAAAGATCGTCGGTTTCGCACTGTTTCTTGGACTTCTTCTTGCTGGAGGCACGATGCTCCTCAAGATCGTTCTGACTCCTCTCTCGATCGTCGAGAAGACCCTGGATGCCAACAACGTCATCTACAACTACGAGTGGTTCAAGCGTCAGTACAATGACGTCATCGCGTTCGATCAGAAGATCGATCTCGCTCAGCGACAGATCACGAAGTTCGAAGACTCCGCTGGTCCTCGTACGAACTGGACTTTCGAAGACAAGCAGGAAGCCAATCGTCTGAACTCGGTCGTTCTCGGTCTTCAGACCCAGCGTGAGTCCATGATCGCTGAGTACAACGCCAAGTCGTCGATGGTCAATCGATCCATCTTCAAGACTGGCGATCTTCCGGAGACACTCTAGTGACAAGAGAAACAGCTCTCTGGAATCTTCAGCATGAGTTGGACGAACACGACAAGAGGAAAGATCTATCTGCTGAGTTCTTCGAAATTCGTGCAGATCTTCTCAGAAAGATCAATGCTCTAAAGAAGTCCGTGGCGGAAGATCTCGACGCGGATAATGGATAATATGTCGGAAGCTCAGGAGATCCGCAGTGGTCTCCTGTGTTTCTATGGATGAACTCCACGGAGAAACCAATGAGAACAATTTACCTAGATTTGGACGGAGTCTTCTTCGACTTCGACAAACACTACTTCGATCTGTTCGGAGTCGAAACGAAGAAAGAGGATGACGACGTTCTCTGGCGAAACATCAAGAACCATGGTCGGTTCTTCCTCGAGTTGCCACTGTTCGATGATGCGAAGCTTTTCCTTCAGTCTGTGAAGAACCTCGTGAATAGAGTGAACATGGCGAGTGACTTCAGGTCTCACGATCTCGTGTTCCTCAGCGCATGCGGAAAGTCAGATTTCGAACGAACGGCTATGCAGAAGACTGTCGCTGTTCGAAATCGATTGGATACTGACCTTCATCTGATCTTCTCTCCGGCCGGTCGTCAGAAGTATCTCTTCATGCGAAATCAAGGTGACATTCTCATCGACGACTTCCATAAGAACCTTCTTCCTTGGCGAGCTTTCGGAGGCTTTACGATCCTTCACCAGAACGATTTTGATGCAACGTTTCAGTCGCTGTATCTTTCTTTAGTTTCTAATCATGCTGAAAAGTATGATATTCTGTCTTCAGAGAACACAGAGGTCTAAAGATGTCCAGCAAAACTTCATCGATCTATGCACTGTTCAGTGTCGACAACGACTACAATCAACCAGGACACAATCTCGTCGGTTGGTGGTCACAGAAGCCTTCTCTCGAAACGATCGCGAATGCCACCGGAGTGATGTTTCCTTCAACCAGGGACGACGAGACGGTAGCTGTCGTGAAGATCTGGTCAATGCAGGCAGAAACAATCGAACTTAACGGAACCGACTATCGTCTTCGTCTGATTTCTGAAGGAACCAAACTCGACGCTGATCAAGTCGTCGAAGAAATGAGAAAGAGAAAGTGAAGATCATCGGAGCTGAACTCATCCAGTTTCTTGACGAAGCTTGGCCAGAGCCTGTAGATCACTGGTACTGGGACAATGATCTTTTCGAAGATCGTCCAAACGGTGAACCCGATCCTGAGAAGACCTACGACACGGACGAACTCGGTCCGATCATGTACCAAGGTCCAGGAGACGATCCTTCCGGTGACGGCTACGACATTGCGAAGCTCGTCAGGAAGTGGCGCAAAGAGAAGAAATCGGAAACCTATGCTGTCGAAATTCCGAAAGGAAAGAAAGACGGACTAGTCAAGTTCCTCGATGCTATCAACGGTAAAATCCTGAAATGATCATCAAAGGAAGCACCTTGGTCGATTTCAGGAGTCGACTGTCCGACTGGAGATGGGAACGTCACACCTGGTTTGCTTGGCTTCCTACAGCAATCAACAACGGTCGTACAGGAGTGGATCATCCGGATTACGTCTGGTTCGAATTCTACGATCGTGAATTGAAGACCTGCGGAAGATACGGCGATCGCTACTACGGCACATGGAGAAAGAAATGAATCAGCTTCAAGCAGCACGAGATACGATCGAACTCGCACGTTTTTATGAGATGCACACTTTTCCGCACCACGAAGATCTCGATGACAGCATCCAATTTCCTCATCTTGAAGACATGCTCCGTCGCATGGAAACCATGACTGACAAGAGCGATGCGAAGCTCGGACGGTGGCTCGGCTGGATGCAGTGCGCAATCGTGATGATGACTCCTGCCACCCTCGAGGACATGAAGAAGATCAACATCAAAAACTCCGCAGATCCTGAACCTGTAGGAGAAGTCGAATGGGAATATCACACGTCGTCTCATTCAGGTCGAGGCCAAGATACGGTGTACTCATGTCTGCAGTACAAAGGCTGGGAAGTCGACGAGTCCCATGTGAAAGATGGCATTATCGAATTCGATACTCACGTTGAACGCCAATGGAAGAGAAAGAAATCAGCATGACCGAGAAAGAACACGAAGCTCTAGAAGACCTCATCAGCTCTCTAGAGGCTTCCAGGAATACTTGTCTCAAACCGAGTTTCGAAGAGGTGAGTCAAACGATCTACTTCCTGAAGTGTCTCAGTGGACAAGTCAGTGAAACGAGCTTCTTCCCGATGATCACTGTTCCGAAGGATCATACGATGGTTAAGCTCCTCGTGAGCAATCCTGATTGTCCTCTAGAAGATCTCGGCGAAGGCGATCTCCACTGGACCACAGGTCACTGCGGTTTCGATCACGACGAAAATCCTAACTTCATCGTCGTCGGCTGGAGCTGGAGTCACGACATATTTGTCAATTGTGAACTCACGCCAGATCGAGTGTTCGGCTGGCTTCCGTTCCAAGTTCTTCACGAAGGAAATCCAAGTGTTTGATCGAACTCAGCTCCACATCCATCAATCATCTCCGTCTTACGTCAGCGTTAAAGAGCAGCGAGCTCCTACAGACGAGTCCGTCAAGCTTCTCAAGGAGATGGAAGAAGCAGTCCAAAAGCGTGTCGATGCTTCTGTACGACTCGACACCAACACGTTCAAAGGAGTCGTCTTCATGAACGCTCCTATCTACGATCCAGATCCAGAGTATCTTCTCCAGTTCGATCTGAACGGAACACGTTACAAGATGACGACGAAAGTTCCTGAGTACTTCGACAAGAATGAACGAGTGGAGAAGATCATCAAGGACATCGGCGAATTTCTCGCGAAAGAGATCTTCTTCGACATATTCATCAAGAATCAAGAAGTAGTGAGGAAACTCTTCAAATGAGCATCAAGTACAAGAGCATCAAGAACAAGTACGCACGAAGAACACTCGTTGTCATTGCAACTGCGATGCTATGTTTCTCGATGCTACTGTTCATGACATTGATCACAGCAGCGTCAATCGTGACGTTCACGTTCGACCAATCGGTCAAAGATTCGTGGGCTGGAGTCTTCAAGGACGACCTCCCGCAGTGGGTGAAAGGAAACTGGTAATGAAAGTATTCGAACTTATCGGCAAGCTGAGTCAGATGCCTCAGGATGGAGAAGTGTTCTTCATCTACGACGGAGTAGCGTACGGTCGAACAGAACACGCTTATCAGTCTAAGGCTGGCAAGATCATTCTGGCTGATGCAGATCAGATCGTGTATCACGACTCTGACAGACCAGTCGATGCTCCGAACCCGAAGACTCGTCCGTACTGGCATACGGAAGGCGAGAAGAGAGACTGGAACTACAACTACGAGAAAGAAGAAGAATACGAAAGTTTCTAAACGACTTCCAGTTGAGTTATGATCCAATCATCAACAAAGAGACGTTCCGATGAGAAAACAGAACTACTTTATTCCGAAGCCTCCTTCGATTTGCAAGACGAGAGGTCCGGTGGACTACTCAAAGCTCTCGACTCCACTTCTGAATGATCTGAAGGCTATCGCTGATACGAACATCAAGCGTAACAGCGCTGACTTCCTCGGAACGGATCTCTACGATCAACAGAAGAAAATGAAGGCTATCCAGGACGAGCTCAACAAGCGAGATCCTCTGCTGAAGGTCTTCGATAGTCCGAAGCCTGAAGATCGTTACAATCCATTCTCGTAAAGGAAAGAAATGCTCAACGAACACAACCAATACGAAATCGGAAGATCTGCTACATCAGGCGGAAAACCGATCCGTGTTCTCACTCAGATGCCTCGGTCGTTTCCGGAACGTGAACCGATCGGATCAGTCTACGAGGCAACATATGTCGACTTCGAAACGACAGGACTCGACACCGAAAATGCTGAGATCACTCAGTTCGGATGGGTTCGTTTCGAGTTCGACGATGAATGCAACATCACTCGAGTTGTTCGAACTGGACTGAAGCACAACATTCCGAAGATCGAAGTCGAAGAGACAGCTGCTCGTCTCACAGGTCTCACAAGAGAGAAGCTCATTGGGATCGGCGAGACTCTGACTCAAGAAGACTTCGACGATGCGTTCGCTGGAACTGAGTTCGCCATCGCTCATAACGCACGGTTCGACAGACGATACGTAGATCGCTTCTCAACTTCTGAACCGATGGTATGGGGTTGCACCAACGCCGATCTCAATCTTCGTGAACGATACATGATCCCGTCGAACTCTCTCGGTATCCTCATGGCGTATTTGAAAGACTGGTTCTTCGGTCATCACGATGCTCTCGAAGACGCCTGGGCTGGAGTCCATCTCACGTCCATGTTCCTCAAAGATCTTATCGATGCGATGTACAAGTCTGAGTACAAGGTCTTCGCGTACAAGTCTGCATTCGAGTCGAAAGATGCTCTGAAGCTCCGAGGCTACAAGTGGAACAACGAGATCAAGACCTGGTGGATCGGTGGCAAGTCTGAAGACGAAGCCAAGATCGAAATGGAATGGCTCGAGAAGTACTGCAATGGTAGCCAAGAGATGGTTGCTGTAGATCAGAAGACGAGGCATCTATGAACCTACGAGAAATTTCTGCCGAAGATCTGAAGCATCGAGAGAAAGAAGTCCGAACGCGTTACCTCAAAGCACAAGAGGAATACAGTTCTGTACTGAAGGAACTCGACTGGAGAGCTGCGGAGAAGTGTGAAAGCTGTGAGACCGGTCGTCTTCTCAGCAGCCATGGCGGCGGAGTCAAGTGCGATACTTGCAACTATTGGTTCTGTTACTAAACTTTCCTGTTTACACGGCTTACAGTTTGGTATAGGATGTGATTAGGTTCATATCAATACGAGGAATTCGAAATGGCACTTGCAGACGTCAAAGCTCTCGAACTATACGACATCCGAAAGGGTGTCGCAAGAAAGAAACAGTACCTCTGGGCTTTCTCTCTTCTCTGGATCGCCTGCTTCTTTCTTGCTCACACAGCAATGAAGTACGCAGGAAGCAACAATCCAGCTGATGCACTCTCGGCTACGATGGTCCTCAACTTCGTATTCCTGTACATCACCGTCTATCCATTCGTATTCTTCATCCTCCTCTTCCTGTACTTCAGGAACAAGCGTAAAGCACGGTACCTCACTGCTGAGCTTAGCTAATGAGCTACTGGATCTTCAACAACCTCGATGCCGTATTCGGCGTCGTCTCCTTCTTTCTGATCATTTTCGTTCAGATGATGAAGGCTAAAACTTCAAACGGAGAACGAAATTGAGCAGACATAACCTCTTCTTCGATATCGCGTGCTCAGCTGCACTAGAGACCAAGTATGCCGGAACTAAAGTCGGATGCGTCGTCGTCAAAGAAGGACGAGTCGTTTCGATCGGATGGAATGGGTATCCAGCTGGAGCTGACGATGACTTGATCAATCGGATGGATCGAGATAAACGACTCGAGCTTGCGATCCATGCTGAAGAGAACGCCGTTCTCAATGCAGCCTTGCACGGCAACTCAGTCAAGGACTCGACCGTTTATGTCACTCACAAACCTTGCACGAGTTGCTTGTCGAAGCTTTCGAATGCCGGCGTCAAGGAAGTCTTCCACGTAGAGAACCCGTTGTTCGAAGCTGCTTGGTGTGATACGAAATCGGACATCTACGATCAGATCCCACTGAACCAAAAGATCAGCAGCATTCCGATCGATTTTCTTCGTATCACGACGAGAGCGATCTACAGAACGCTAGATCGATACCAGACAAGGAACATCAAATGAGCTTTACAGATTACAAGATCGTCTGTGACGAAGAGAACGTCGACTTCGGATCGACTGAACATCTCAAGGTCAATTTCGACATCAGCTGGACTGATAACACAGTCAACATCGAACCGGAGCCTGCTCTCTGGAATCGTTTCGTTTCGGAAGAAGTCTTCGAGGAATTCTACAACAGACTTTACAGTGACCTCGTTATGAGATTCAGAGGTCTTCCGAACACCGAAGAACTTCGCCGAGACGTCTTCCGGTTCGTCCAAGATCTCGTGGAAGAATATCAAGACAAAGGCTTCCTCGTATGATAGCTATCGCCGAGTCGATCTCCGCTGAAACATCTCGGTACGGTCAAGTTCGTTTCAACATCGGCTCTAACCACTTCGAGATCGTTCAAGGAGAGCATTCCGAGAAGCACAAGAGTTCTGATCCGGAGAAGGATGCTCACGGCTTCTTCGAGAAACACTTCCAGTACCGAAAACCGAGAGTTTACTGCAATAAGGCTCTGGCGGACCTGGTCGACCGAAGGATGATATTCTTCGCTGGTCGATCGTCGAGCAAATTGATCTGCTTCTTCAGATGGCCTTCGACGGTAAAGCCTGACGGTTCGATCGTCCGATCCGAGAAGTCCATGGAGCTCTCGTTCAACATGCCTCACGAATTCATGAAGAAGAACCAGGTGAAGAGAATGCATCTGTTCAAGGTGAAGAGCTCGAGCGTTTCGAATAAGGACGTTTTCCAGGTCCTGTTCGAAGACTTGGTAACTTGGGAGACTCGGAACAAGCGTTTCGATCATCCAGTCATAACGATAGGATAAGACATGAGCAATAACGTCGTAGTCATCAGCGGAAAGAAACTCGTTATCAGCGACACCATCGTCATCCGTCCAGGAATGGATGTTGAAAAGGTCTTCGTGAATGCTGAACCTCGAGCTCTCGGAGTCAAGTGGAACCTTGAAGACGTTGAGAACATCTCACTCAAGCGTCCATCACTCTGGAAGCGTATCTCGAGAAAGATCGGGACTTGGTTTCGATGAAGTTCTTCGGCTGTTATCGATACATCCCAGGATCTCCATACAGTCTTCCTGTTTCGATATTCGAAAGCGAGAAGCGCATCATCCAGTGGCGTTTGCAAAATTGGAAACGTTTCGCAACGTATGTTTCTACTGACGAGTGGAATACGTTACATATCATTAAAACGATAGATGATCTGAACGGAAACGCATGTCATTCGCTGCTCTCAAAAGACAGTTCATACAAGAACCTGAAAAACACTTTCTCCACATTTCTGATCGGTACACCCTACCTGCCGGCTGGGTAAACGACGATCAACCGACTGGTCGTGTCTACAAGAACCCGTTGTTTCCGGACGACAAGTTCTACTCTGTGACGACCATGCTTGGCAAGATCGCTGCGATGAAAGGCGAGGACAAGTGGCTCGAGGACTGGCGTGCACGAGTAGGTGATGAAGCTGCTGATCGTATCTCGAAAGAGGCTACTGATCGTGGTACAGCGATGCACGACTATCTGGAGAAGTATCTCTCGAACCAGACTGTCCTCAACAAGCATCTCGGTGCATATCGTCTGTTCAAGCTGATCAAGGAGTGGTGCGATAGTCGAGTGGATGCAGTCATCTGTCTCGAACATGCTCTGTACTCTCGACGTCTTCGAATTGCTGGACGAGTCGATATGGTTGCTGTCCTCGATGGACAAGGAGACATCGAGATCGGTCTGGAAACTCTCGTCGACTTCAAGAGCTCCAGGAAGATCAAGACGTACTCTGACATTCCTCACTACATGCGTCAGGTGACTCTGTACGCGATGCTGTTCGAGGAGACGACTGGTACACGTCTGGAACTCGGAGAGATTTGGATGGGTGCAGACAACAATGGCGATCCGAAAGCACTTAAATTCGAAGTGATCTTCGATCTGTATCGAGAGACAGTTATCGATGAGCTTGCCGAATACTGGGAAGCACAAGGTGATCCTCTCGACATCGAAGACTGCAAGAAGTTTTTCCTCAACTAACGGAGACAAGATGCGACTGATCTATAAAGGAACTATTTCGGAAGATGAAGCTAACTGGTGCAAGGAGAAGCTCCACGACTATCCGTATGCTATAGAGCTCAAGCGCATTCCAGAACACCAGAAGTTGACTTCGGTTCTAAAGCAGCACACGTGGTACAAGCAGAGTGATCTGTTCGACTCGACTACCGAGATGAGGTCGATCCTGTACGGCATCGTCCAGAAGAACTTCATGCACGGACCAAGAGACGAGAATGGCTACTTCATCGGAGAATGCTTCATATTCCTCAAGGATCGCGAAGACTACGACGCATTTGTAGAAAATTTCGACGAGATCATCATCAACAAGGATCCATTCATGGTGAGCATAGAGACCAAACACGATTACGGAACTACAGCAGATGGAGAAGTCTTCAATCACGAAGAAGTCGGAGAGACATCGTGGATTGATCGCAAGATCTTCCGCAGAAAGAAGTATTACAGAGTCAGGTACATCTGTCACATCGGCGGATCGTATCACGTGAGCACGGAGTTCTTCGATGAAAAGCCCTGAACTGATACTCGGAAACGTCTGCGTCTCTTGCAAGCACTTCGATCCTGGGCACAACAGATGTCTTCGATTTCCTCCTGTGTCTTTGAAGTTCACCAACGTCCGATTCGACGGATACGATCGTGTCGAGTACGAAGACAACATATGGACGTATCCAACAGTAGATGCTGAAAGTCCTCGGTGCGGAGAATGGTCTCCGACTGTGGAATGGCAGATTCGTAAAGGAAGACAATGAGCAGACTAGGACCATTCAAGTACGCGTTCGAAGCAATCACGGACGACGTCCAGGAACAGAACGATCTGATCTTCAGAGGTGATCTGCTGATCGAGATCGTCACGATGCTCGCAATTTCGAAACCAGAGCAAATCGACCTTATCGATGCCGAGACTCTTCGTCTCATCAGACGAGGCGAGCTCCATGTTCTCGATGCCGAGACGCTAGTCAAGACTGCTGGCTTGCTCGGATTTCGAGTTCTACCACGACTAGAGGAGATCGAGATCTTGGGCGTCGACTCGTAACTTTCTTGTTTACAAGTCTTCTAGTTTGGTTTAGGATCGTTTCATAAACACAAACCACGGAGACTTCAAATGTTCAACATTTTCTGGCCGACGGTAATTCTTCTGAATATCGTCGGCTTCGTCGGTATCAACTACCTCCTTTCCTCTATCAAGGCTAAATCGTGATGGGTATGAACCTCTACGTCTCGAAGTTCGTCACAGGCGAAGATCATCAGCTCCCTGAAGGTTTCATCGAAGGAATGGATGAACACATCTGGAAAGACGATAATGAAGAGCCTCTTCCGAACCCGAAGTACAATCCGATCTTCAACGTCGAGATGAATAATGACAATGCTATGTACATCATCGGACGAGTCCTTCGTTTTGATATCGAAGGCGGCACATTCGAAGCGAAAATCGATGACATGATCGCAAGGATCGCTACGAAAGCTCTCGATCCAGATATCAGATTTCATGAATACGCCCAGAGAAAACTCAGAGAGATCCTCGAGCTTTGTCTCTGGGGTAAGGCAAACGACTGCAACACCGTCTACGGAGCGTAAGATGAAACAGAAGTACAAGAAGAACCAGCCAGTCTACTGTGTGACGGACAAAGGCAACATCTACGTCTGTAAGGTTGCAATTCGCCATCGTGACGGAACGTTCACTCTGACGTCTACTCACCGCACTGACCATCTCGGCGACAGCGTCTGGATCGATCACAACAATCCGGAGTTCTTCGTTCGGATTTCCGATATGTGGTTCTTCAAGGATTTCAGCAAGGCGATCACAGAAGCGACGAAGAAATTTTCCTTAAGAAACTGAAACTTTCTTGTTTACACTCACTCGAGGGGGTGATACTTTAGATTCATAAACAAAACCACGGAGATTTCAAAATGTCCAAGTACAACGAAGTCTACAGAGATCGCAGAACCGGTCACTTCAAGGTGAAGGTAATGTTCCGTCCTCCTATGGAAGACATGTTCGAAACGATGGTATTCGCTGGTAGCTTCGAAAACATCATCGATGCAAATCGCTTCCTCGAGCGAGTCAATGCGAAGATCCGTACATTGAAATGCTTCCAGACTCCTCCAGAAGCATTCGATCTTACTCGTTGGACCTGGGTTCCTACGAAAGCTTCTCCATGCGGCTTCATGCACGAAGCTTCTACAGCAGTACCATTCGTTATTCCGACTTCGGATTACGCGAAGAACCTCGTAAACAACTCCAACTAAAAGTTTCGGAAACGTGAATTTTCTAGTTTACGTTTCCGTTGCAGGGTGATACTCTAGAATCAATAAAGAAACCACGGAGTAATCAAATGTCCCTCTCTTCTGCAATTACCGATATCAAAGATGCTCTTCGGAAAGGTGAGAAACTTACCACTTCCCTGATCGAAGAAATCGCTTCCGACTACGAGATCAATCCGAAGCTCCTCGAACGAAAGCTTCAAGAGAACAACATCAACGAAGACTCCGAAAAAGCATTCGTCGAAGCAACCAAAGTCGACTTCGAAGCAAAATTTCGTGAGAAATTCGAAAAAGTCTGCAAGCGCTTCGGAGTTACCACTGATCTCTCGAGACATCCTGGTTTCCGCTACAAAGGAGTACGTTACGTAGGAATTTGCAGAGAAGCGAGACACTACGTAGTCCTCTCCTTTGAAGACTTCAAGGTTTACAACGTCAACCGCGCTCTTCTCGATCACTCCGCTCCTCTCGATGCAACCAAGCTCCTTGGAGAGATGGCATGACACAATACAACATCAAGAAAAATTTCGGAGAAAGAGACATGTTCTTTCATCGGATCGATTGTCAAGGAGGAGACTGCATGTACTATTGGTCCATCGAAAAGACCGGAGCATTAGCAGTCAATTCCAGATCCGAAGCGAAGTCTCTCATCAAAGAAGTGGATGCAAGAACTTCGATAAAGGAACTCAACTTCGTAAAGGTGACAGCATGACATCGATACGTAATCTTGCTGAGGAAGAGTCCACAAACTACTACGCATTCCGAGTCTATCGCGGAGAAGCTCGAGAACCATGCTTCACGATCGGAGCTTTCGGAAAGAGCTATTTCAGCGCACTCAAGAATGCGATCGATCTTTTCAGACCGAGTCTCAACAAATTCGGCGATCCGAACACGCTCGACTATTCCGTATGGAGAAAAGACAATGACTGAAGAAAAGAAGGAACTCGAAACGATCGAAGTCGTCTACATCGGTCGTCGGTACTACGAGAACAGAAAGACCTTCGGATTTCTCTTCGCATATCCGGATGACATCTTCAAGCTGAATTTTGAAGACGTGAACTATCAGACGATCGATTCGAAAGCTCTCGGTTTCGATGCCAAGTCGAAGTTTACCGCCTACATCGGCAATCGTTACACGCTTCCGATCACTCGAGACGCGGAAGGAAAGATCACCGGCTACTACCTCTCGAGTCTGAAGCATGTTGCTGGAAGCGTGAACAACTTTGTCCACAAGTCGATCTGGGTAGAACTCGACAAGATCGTCACTCACGTCAAGGAATCTGAACGACACCAGAAGAAGATCCGAGACAACACCGCTTCGAACCAAGCCGTCTCTCATCTGCAATGGGTCTACAAGCAACTCCCGCCAGGACACCGTAAGGCATTCCTGATATCTCTCATGATCGAAATCGAAAGAAGCACACGATGACTTTCAATCTGACACTCGCTCAGTATCACTACAAAGCTGTCACTGACAAGAAGAACCATCCGTTCCATGTTGGTCAGCGGTGGAACTTCATCCCGGATAACAAGCACCAGGTCGAGCACATTCTGAAGTATCACGGTGCTAGTTCTGTTTCGGATTTCCAGAACAAGATCGATGCTGAAATCGAGAGACGTGGATCTCTTCCTGGATACAAGAAAGGCGACGAACTCTCCGAGACGATGTTCATCTACGAAATGTACATCGGTCAATACACCACTCTCGGTTTTCGATCCTTCACGTCGTCTTACATCAACGAGATCCATCCTATCGTCGGTTACGACACACTCCGGAAGAAGTTCGAAGAAGATATCCTCATCGAAGGCTGGCGATGGAATTGGATGAAGTTCACTTTCGATTCGAGAGCAGAAGTCGTGAAGATCAAGACTTGGTCAGATGTCCACGGTTCTGACGACTGCCTCTTCGAAACAGAAATTCCGATGCTCGAAAAACAGAAGAAGTTCTACATCGAGAATATCCTCATTCCTGGATCGAAGAGAGCTGCTGAACGCGAGTATGCTATAATCCAGGAGAAGAAGCGCAATGAAGAGATCGAAGCTCTGAGACTCGACGGATACAACTACATTCGCCGGACTCTGTAGATGCCGATATCCCAAACGTGACACAGAACAGTTTCACGATCTGTTCTGAACTTGATACATTCACATCATCAAGTTAATCACCAGACATCATGGAGACTCTCGATGGAAAAGCAGCTTCGTTTCGATCTTGGCGATCGTCATCAATATCTCGATGCAATCCTAGAAGGAAAGCGTCTCAACGATAGCCAGAGCTGGCAGATCTACTTCTCCGTTTGGAACAAGAAGTTCTGGCTCGGAATTCGTACTGCTGGTCCTGTCGAAACTGAACATGATTTCGTCGAAGATCTCAGTGCGAATGATGCTGAGTTTCTCGTGACTCAACGTCATATTCGCGTTCGTCCCGGAGTGAAAGAACTCCTCGACGCTCTGAAGAAAGATGATCTTCTTTCCAAAGCGTTCTATTCGAAGGCTGCCTGATGACTACGTACACCAACATGGGTAAGTTCGAGAACGATCGCGAAGCTACAATCCGGATGACATGCGAAGATTGTAAACTGCCTCCAGGACCTGGTTGCGGCCATAAGTGGATCGTAAATTGTGACGATCGTTACGTGGAAAACAGTCATTACAGCTACTACGAGGCTGTGTGTCCAGTTTGCATGAAGATCAACAAGGAACCTGCTTGACATGACTCGTGCAGAAATCTACCTCAACGAGAAACTTCCAGAGAACCAGTTCAAGGACTTCTACGGAAATGAACTTCCTCGATCAGGCGACGCGATCCATCTCTTCAATCGAGTTCACGACAAGTACGACAGCTTCGTAGTTCGTTCAGTTAATTTCGAAGAAAACCCAGGTTTCAGACGAGTCGACGAAGCCAAGTTCAATATTTACCTGGTGATCGCACGGCTTGGTTCTTGAACCGATAATAGATTATTAATCGGAGCTAACGAATGCTCCCACCCGTCAACTGGGGTCTACTGTGGAACCATTTAGAATAATCGTTACAGGAGGCAGAGATTTTAAAGATGTCAAATTCGTTATCTCCAAGCTTCTCGGATTTTGTAAGAGCGTTAGAACGAAAGCAGATCTATCGATGGCAGCTGGAGGCGCTCGAAACGTTGATACATTCGCCAAAATCTTCGCTCTTTCTAGAGAGATCCCGTTTGAAGAGTTTCTTCCAGACTGGGACAAGTATGCGACTGCTGCAGGTCCAATCCGCAATAAGGAGATGCTCGAAGAGTTCAAACCAGATGCAGTACTTGCGTTTCCAGGTGGAACAGGGACTGCACACATGAAAGAGATATCGAGAAAGGCAGGAGTCCCAGTAATCGATTTCGCTCTCGAGTACAATCACGAAGGACTTGATCTATGAAAGCCTGGGTCGTCTCAGATCTACACCACGACTACAACGAATTCCTGGAGATGTATCCTCCGAAGGAAGCTGAAGTTGCCATCGTTGCAGGAGATACCGTGAATGACGACTGGCTCGTCACACTGTCTCGGATCATTCCTACAATCTTCGTTCCTGGTAACCACGACTTCTACAAGACGACCATGAGCGAGCGTCGGAAGCAGCTACACGAACTTAGTCAGAAGAACGTTGGACTATTCGTTCTCGACAGCAGCGCTATGATGTTCAAAGGCGTTCGGTTCATCGGCAGCACTCTATGGACAGACTACAACGGTGGCAACCAACTGAGTATGTTCGAGTGCCGTAAAGCCATGAACGATCACAAGAAGATCACTTGGACGAAACAGCCTTTCGAACGATTTCTTCCGAGACACGCTCTCCTCGAACACCGGATGTCTCGTCGCTTCATCGAACAGAGCTTGCTACTCGAACATGAAGCGAAGACAGTTGTCATTACACATCATGCTCCCAGCTACCAGTCCATCGGTCCGAAGTATGCTGGAGATCCGACGAATGCTGCTTACGCGTCGAACCTGGATGACATGATCAGTGAGATCGGTCCTGACTTCTGGTTCCACGGACACACGCACAATTCGGTCGATTACGTGATCGGCAAGACGAGGATCATCAACAATCCGCATGGATACGAGGATGAAAATCCGAACTTTGATCCAAACTTAATCATTACAATTTGAAAGAACTGTTTCACTTCGCAGAATCGATTCATTACATTTAAACATAACGAATTGATTCTCACGGAGGAATAAAGATGAGTTCGATGGTTATGACTGAAAGCTTCTCTACTGGCAAACTCGAGTTCGAAAAGTACAAAGTCTCATGGGTCAGAGGTGGTCGTATTAAGGTTGAAAATCTGATTACGAAACTTATCACTTTTTACGATTACTCTGCTCACGTGCTCAAATCCGTCGTCGAGCTCTGCGAAGAGAAGATCTGCTCAGATCGTGATCGTGTCTTTATCTACGTTTCGTCTGCTGCATTCGAACTCATCGGAGAAGAAAACATCGAGATCCTCCAAGACGAGACTGCATTCTTCATCATTCCTCAGAAGAAGGCTTCTGAGACTACGAGAAAGCTTTCCATCAAAGGTGAAGGAAGACTCGTTCGTCACTGTGAACTTCCGATCACTAATTGCCATCTCAAGACCTCCTCGAGATACATCCTTCAGGATGATGGAGAGCTCACGTTCTTCGAACACATCACTCCGGAAAACTTCGGAACTCATTACGAAGATCCGATCATCAACGTCTATCGCGTGAAACCTCAGACAAGGAAGTAAATGAAACCGAAAGTCATTCGCAAACAGGAAGAGGTCGGTGTAGTCATCGGCCTCACAAAGGATCTCGAGGAGGCACAACGCCTCTTCAAAGAGAAGCCGACAGGATACCATCCTCATACGTTGGCTCTCGCAGTACAAAAAGCAAAGAGAATTCGAAACGCAGAAGTCAACGAGCTTCGAAACTCGTTCTTCATCATCGGTGGAAAGGACATGCATGTTCACAATTGAAAATGGTCTTCTGAAGGGTGCTGTTCAGCACGTTCAGACTTCGAAAATCGGCAACGGTACGAACAAGAAGAAGTACATTGTCGTTCACTACACAGCTGGTGGTAGCTACGAAAACGATGTGAAGACTCTGTCGTCTTCTCCGAAGCAGGTCAGCTGTCACATCGTCATCGGACGAAAAGACGGAGAGGTGACTCAGGTCGGCAACTTCGATCAGGTTCAGTGGCACGCAGGTGCATCACAGTGGGAAGGCATCAACGGTCTGAACAGCTATTCGATTGGTATTGAGATGACCAATCCAGGCTGGATGGAACTCTCTCCTGACAAGAAATCTGCGGTCACTTACTACGGTACTCGATACGACGTCGAAGTATCAAATCTGGTACTCGCTCGTCACAAGGCACTCGGTGAAAAGACCTACGCGTGGCTTCCGTACACTCAATACCAGCTCCAGACTCTGCAAGACATCGTCGAAGCTCTGAAAGCCGAGTATTCTTCGATCAAGGAAGTCGTCGGTCATGAACAGATCTCTCCAGGTCGCAAGCAAGATCCTGGCATCGGAATCATCCTCTCGCAGAAGCTTCTCGACAAGATGAACGAAGTGAACATGGACGGATCCGATCACTTCTACGAAGGCACCGACGAGAAAATTCTCACCAACAAGGAATACAAGGAAGTTGGTGAAGCAGACGGGATCTATGTCGTGACGACAAACGGTTCCGCTCTACGAGTCCGAAAAGACTACGGACCTTCGGCTGAAGTCATTGGAAGTCTTAACAACGGTCAGTACGTCCGAGTCGACAGGATCTTGTCAGGTTTCGCAAGCGTCATCTCTGTGAAAACTGGTTTGGGCGTTGATCCGGACGGCGGATTTACGAGTTTCAAAGGCTTCGTGTCGACGAGTTATCTCAAGAAGATTGCCTGATTGAAACTCGAAGTGTGACTGATTTAAATTGAGGACATCGTAAAAAGGTGTCCTCTTTTCAGTTTCACGTCTCGATAAACGTGAGTTACAGTACGAATAATTCAAACGGAGGTACACCATGTCGAAAACAGAGAATAAGAATGAGGCTATCCGACTGTCTCATGGAGCTGACGTAATCATCGTCGGAACTGGCTTCACTGCAGCAACCTACGCCTATCAGTTCGCCAAGATGGGTATCAGATCGCTTCTGATCGACAAGCGTGATCATATTGCTGGCAACGCTTACACGGAACGGAAGAACGGCATCGACGTCCACAAGTACGGAGCTCACATCTTCCACACTCCGAACGAGGAGATCTGGAACTTCGTCAACAAATTCGGTAAGTTCAACGATTATCGTCACAAGGTTCTTGCTACGAGCGAAGGAAAGGTGTATTCGCTTCCGTTCACTCTGAAGACGATGTCTGAAATCTTCGAGCGATCGTTCGAACCCCACCAGGCTCGGAATTACATGAAGACGCAGATCGCATTCGACATGCAAAAGAGACGTATCGATACGCCTTCGAACCTTGCTGAGAAAGCGATCTCTCTCGTAGGCGAAGAGATCTACGAAAAACTGATCCGTGACTACACGAAGAAGCAGTGGAACGTCGATCCTACACGACTCGACCAGAGCATCATCACTCGTCTTCCTGTTCGATACGACTACAACACAGACTACTTCAACGATAAGTACCAAGGCATTCCGATTGACGGCTACACGAAGCTGATCATGAATATGCTTTCGGATGAACGACACATCCGGATCGTCACCGGAGTCGACTACTTCGAAATCGAAGATCACATGGCCAAAAGCCCGTACGTGATCTACACTGGTCCGATCGATCAGTTCTTCGACTGGAGGTTCGGTAAGCTCGAATGGAGATCCGTAAAGTTCAACACCATGGAATTGCCAGAGGTTGGTTCAGCTATCGGAACTGCAGTGATGAACTACTGCGACATGTCAACTCCGTACACACGAGCTATCGAACACAAGTACTTCAATCTTCTTCCTGAAGCGGAAGGTACCATCGTATCGTTCGAACAGTCTTGCGAACCGGACGAGAAGAATGGTATCGATCCGTACTATCCGATCGATCTTGCTGAACAGCGAGAACGCCTTGCGAAGTACAAGGAACTCAAGGAAGCTGTCACTGACGAAGTTCACATCTGCGGTCGACTTGGAGACTTCAAGTACTACGACATGCATCAGGCGATCGGTATCGTCCTCAAGGACTACGAGAAGATCGCAGATCGCGTCAAAAAGAAGAGAGGCATATGAGAAGAAGACACGTAATCACTCTCGAAGACGTAGCTCAATCGTTCACGGTAGAGAAAGCCTTCGGAAAAGACATCAAAGGTAATGCAAAGAGGTTCTTCTATAGAGTGAACCCTTTCCTGCTGACGGTAAAATGCATCGTCGAAACGATCGAAGGACGAGAAGAGTTCTTCGATCCAGAAAACGCTGTCGACTACTACAACAGTCATTAAACAGGAGAAGTCAAATGAAAACAAGTGAAGCAATTGCATTAGGCTGGTTGTTCGGTGTACTCTTTTTCGGAGTCGCCGTCTTCATTTCTACGGAGTTCGGTCCAACGAAAACGATGGTTCGCGAATGCAGGAAGCAAAACAACGTCTATGATTGTCAGTTGATAGCTGTTCCGAAGGCAAAAGAGTGAACGTACTGATCCTCTACAAGCGGTTCGAATTCCTCGTGGAAGCAGCTGAGAGCGGCAATATTCTGTCGTTCGAAATGCTCCACGACGAGTTCACGAAATGTTACAAGAAGCTCAACTACGAGGAGCAAGGAGCTCTACACGAACGAATCCGAAAAAAGTTTCACGAATCCTGAATTTTCTAGTTTACATTCCTGCAGTTTGGTTTACTCTGTAATTATCAACTAAACCAAAACTAAACCAAAACCACGGAGTAAACAAAATGATCAAACTTACCGATAACGAAACCAAGCTTCTCCTCGCCTTCGCATACTGTGAAATGAATGCAACAAACGGAAATCCGGAGAATGCTTCTTCTCCTTCCGAACTCCATACCTACGTATGGCTCGAAGATCGAAAAGTCAACGATCTTTCGATCACCTCCAAGAAAGGTGTTCTTTCCTCTCTCGCGAAGAAAGAATTGGTAACTGTTTCGAAAGATGAAGAAGGTGATTACCTCAACTTCACCGACCTCGGTTACAACACCGTGATGGAACTCATCAAAACCGACGAAACGGAAACCGAGTCCAAGACCACTCCGACTGCACCCAAGACTGAAATCACCTTTTCCACCTATCGCATTCCTCGAATTGCAGAACGGTTCAACACCGAAGAACAATTCAAAGTCTTCATCGATCTCAACATCAACATTCAGAAAAACGACAACAGCTACGACTTCACCGCTTCCGAAACCCAAACCGAAGATCTCGTCAAAGCAATCCGCGAATCGAAGATCTTCTCTCGCTTCACAGCTGAAAAGCTCATCCGCTACCTCGTCAAGTAAATCTTCAATCTTCACGGAGGAACCATAACGGTTCCTCCTTTTAAGGAAAAACGAAATGACGAAAGAAGAATGCATCTCGTACCTCGCACTCAACAATGGTGTTGAAGCGACAACGAACGATTTCAACTACTTCTTGAAGCGTCTTAACGAGGAAGGTCCTGACATCACTCCGGATGTCTTCGATCTGCTCGCCGAGAAAGCAGAAGACATCAGGATCATGAAACTCGTCAGAGATTCTATTGCAAAAACGATCGAGGAGAATTCGAAATTCACTTCAGACGATCGTGTTGAAATCACCAAGTTCTATCAGCATGAACTCATGCGATTGAGCATGCCGAACGTGGAGTCGAGTGTCGCCAAGCGGATGAGAAATTCGATCGCTCGTTTCCTCCAAGTCTGGACACTGTGACGGAAACAGATCCAAGATCTGATTACTAACGACTATTAAGTCACACAGAGGCCGGGTGGGTATCAATCCATCCGGCCATAATAGTATCTATATCCGGAGCATCGAATTGATGCACCCTTCAACTGTGGACTTCAGAGGTGCTTACGAAGTAGCTCCGTTAATGGTACCTGAATTTGTCAGGACACTTGAACCGGAGATAGCTTTGCCAGCCGCTCCGCCAGCTGTACCAGCACCACCCGAACCATTGTTACCGTTTGCGCCGCTGTTACCAGTAGCGCCAGCAACGCCAGGATTACCTCCTGTGCCGCCAGTTCCGCCAGCACCTGCGTTCGTACCACCAGCTGTACCACCGACGCCCGCAGCATTCGACTGTCCATATCCTTGACCTCTGCCGCCGTTGCCGCCAGTACCACCTGAAGTATTCGTAGTGGTAGTAGTCGAGCGACTGAGTTCGAAGTAGTTAGTCGTTAAGCCGCCGCTCGTTGTATTGCTCGCTTTCTGTGCGCCGCGAGTGTACGTGTGTCCGCCACCCGTAACCGGGCTATTGACGTCTCCACTGACAATGTTCACGTTATCCCAGTATGCCGAGTCTATACTCGTACCTGCTTGCGTAGACCAGTAGTTTCGAGTTCCTGAAGGATAACCTGTGAAGCGCGGACCTTCAGTAACAGTTGAAGAGTAGTAACCAGCGCCACCGTT